CTGCTTCAAAACGACCCGAACTACATCAACACCCTGCGCGGTATTGGGTCAAAAGAGCTTGTGAGAGCGTGGCTCGAGGGTGATTGGAACGTCATTACGGGCGCTTACTTCGACACGTTTGAGGCTACCCGCAACGGCAAGCCATGGCATGTCATCCCGCCGTTTGAGATTCCTGAGTATTGGCCACGGTTTTGTGCATATGACCACGGGTTTGCAGCACCGTTTTGCAATCTTTGGTTTGCTGTCTCAGATGGCACGATCCCGTCGGTGCCGAAGAACTCGCTTGTGGTCTACCGAGAGCTCTATGGGGCTGTTGGGCCTAACGAAGGCATGCGGCTCACGCTTAAGGGTATAGCAGAGCTTATCCGGTCACATGAGCTCCCCGATGAAAAGCTCGAATACCGGCGTGCGGACCCGTCAATCTTTAAGAATGAGGGCGGTCCCACCATTGCCGAGGAGTTGGGGCGTTTCGGGGTGTACTTTACCAAGGCCGACAACAACCGCCCCGCAGGTTGGCAACAGGTCCGACTACGCCTTGAGGAATATGAGGGAGCGCCGCTTCTCCAAATCTTCTCGACCTGTAAACACCTCATTAGGACTTTGCCCGCTTTGCAGCACGATCCCGTGAGAGCCGAGGATCTTGATACAACGGGCGAAGACCATGCGGCTGATGCTCTAAGGTACGGGTTAATGTCTCGCCCATACTTTAGAGCAGCGCCGCGCCAAACCGGCCCAATACGCGGAATTGAGCGTGCAAGCTTAGAGGAACTTTGGAAAGCACAACCGACGAAAAAGAGAGTGTGGTGAGTAGCGGCGCTGAACTTGTTCGGAAGCTGCAAGGACTTGGGAAGCTCTACGACAAAGAGTTTGAGCGCTGGGTTACCGAATGCAAGCGCATCACTCGCCGGTATCGCTCTGAGCGCGGCACGGGGATGGATTACGATGAGGATCCTACTGCGTGGTTCAATATCTTCTGGGCATCCCTACAGACGGCAGCGCCAGCGCTATACGCTAGAACTCCTGTGCCTCAAGTAGAGCGCCGCTACAAAGACCGAGACCCTGTGGCTCGAGTGGCTGCGGAGATCCTCGAGCGAGCTATCCGGTTCGAGATTAAGAACTTTGACTTCGACGGCGCTGTAAATGCTGCCGTGCTTGACCGGCTCCTCTACGGGCGCGGTATCGCTCGTGTGTACTATGAGCCGAAGTTTGCTGTGGTCGATGGCGTAGAGGTAAAGCAGGGGGAGAGCGTGCGCGTCGGGTACGTGCAGCTTCAGGACTTTAAACACTCAAGCGCTCGCACGTGGGACGAGGTAACGCAGGTCCGCTTTCGCTCGTACATGTCAAAGGAAGAAGCAGCGCAGCGCTTTGGGAAAGAAAAGGCTGCAAAGCTCAAATATACCCACGTCCCTGAGACGATGGAGGATGAGAAAACCTTTTCTAACGGTGAGCAGGGCGACTTTAAGAAGGCAGAGGTGTGGGAGGTCTGGGACAAGCCTACACGGATGGTCATTTGGATAACCGATGAGCTTAAGGACGAGCCCCTTGATTTGCTTCCCGATCCGCTTGGGCTTGAAGGGTTCTTTCCTATCCCTAAGCCGCTGTTTGGCACTATCACCAACGACAGCCTTATCCCCGTTCCCGACGCGCGACAGTGCAAGAAGCTTTACAACCTCCTTGACGACATCGAGGCAAAGATTGGCGCACTAACGACAGACCTCCGAGTGGCGGGTCTGTACGACGCAGCGATGGAGGAGATCCCTCGTATCGTTCAAGGTGGCGACAAGCTTATCCCCGTTCGTAACTACGCAGCCTTAAAAGCTCAGGGTGGCCTTGTTCAGGCTATCGAGTGGTGGCCCCTTGATCAGGTGGTTGGCGCTTTGCAGGTGCTTTACCAGCAAAAAGAGCAGACGAAGTCGGACATCTACGAGATCACCGGCTGGGCGGATATCATGCGGGGCACAACAGACCCCAATGAGACGGCAGCGGCTCAGCAACTAAAGGGGCGTTTTGCCTCTATTCGACTCACTAACTCACAAAACGACGTTCAGCGTTTTTGCCGTGACCTCATAGCTATCATGGGGGAGATTATTGCCGAGCTGTTTGAGCCTTCTCAGCTGCTTGCCATGACGGGAGCCGAGTTCGTCCCTGGGGCAAGCCCCGAGGAAAAGCAGCAAAACTACCTCATAGCGATTGAGCTCTTACGAAACGAGCCAACGCGCCGCTTCCGTATTGAGATTGAAACGGATAGCACGCTTGCCATCAATGAGGCGCTCGACCAACAGGCACGGGCTGACTTTATGCAGTCGCTTGTCGGTGCCCTTCAAACCATGGGGCCGCTGATGGAACAAATGCCGGCGTTTGTGCCGGTGCTGGGCGAGGCGCTTGGGTTTGTGGCTCGTACCTACAAGGCGGGCCGAGGGCTCGAGGGAGCGGTTGAGCAGGCGGTTGAATCGACCAAGGAAATGCTTGCCAAAAAGAGCGAAGCTCCGCCGCAGCCCGATCCGAAGATGGCAGAGGTTCAGGGACGTTTGCAGATTGCGCAGATGGAGAGCCAAGCCAAGATGCAGGCGGCTCAGATCGAGGCGCAGGTTCAACAGGCAAAAGCTCAGCAAGACGCAGAGCAGCACGCTCTTAGTATCGAGCAAGCTCGGCTCGACGCTCAGCTTAAGATCCAGCAACAACAGGTCGATGAGTATGTGAAGCAGCAAGAGCTTGCGATTGCTCAAAAGGAACTTGAGATAAAGGCGAATCAGGTTCAGGTAGAGCTTCTTAAGCTTCAAGCCTCGACCGAGCATGAGCAGACAAAGCAGGCAATTAGCCAAGAAACCAACCGTATGGATCAGCTGTTGCAGGCTCAGAAGCTAGACCTTGACGCCATGCGCATCAAGCTAAGCGAAGCCGAGAAGCTCATGGAGGAGCGCCGGCTTGCAGGGGAGCAGGAGCTTGAGAGGCTTCGGATAGGGGTAGAGAGCGTTCGCCCCGTAACCGCAGCCGGCAAGGGGGAGCCCATAGTCATCAACAATATCCTCCCCTCAAAGCCAAAGCCCCAAGCAGCCGAAAGCGAAGAGGATGAGGCGCCGGAAGCTGAGTAGCTAAAACGCAAAAAGTTTTAGTGCCTCTCTTCTCCAAACCCCAAAAGCCGCCACGCTCATAATCGTGGCAAGGCGTTTTTATCAATGGCGAGATGGTGAGTTTGTAGAGCTGGGGCTTAAGCCCGTGGAGGCTACTACCCAAATAATCACCGACTCTCTTCCCCCTGGGGGCCTTTGGCACCCTGCCACAGGCACGTTCGTAGACTCAAAGAGCCGGTTTCGTCAGTACACCAAAGCCGCCGGCTGCGTAGAGGTCGGCAACGATGTGCAAAGAGACACGCGCCAATGGGGCGTCCCAGACCTCAAGGGCGACATTGCGCGCAATATAGAGAGACATCGCGGTGGTAGATAACGAGACAGAAGAAATCCAAGAATCAACCGAAACCGAAAGCCCCGTCGAAGAGGCTCAAGCCCCTGAGGAGGATAGCCTCAGAGCTACCCTCGAGGCAGCGGTTCAACAGCATGAGGAAAGCGAGCCCGAATCGGCTTCACCCTCTCGCACCCGAGACGAAAAGGGGCGCTTTGCCTCGTCGTCAAAACCCCAAGTATCAGACCAAGCGCCACAAATGGAGGCCAGCGAAGCTTTAGAGCCCATCGCCCCCCCTTATTCGTGGTCTGCCGACAACAAAGAGCTATTCGCCAAGCTCCCACGCGAGATGCAGGACTATGTCATCAAGCGAGAGCAAGAGCGCGAAAGCTTCGTGGGTCGGAAGGCGCAAGAAGTATCAGCGGTAAGGGAAAAGTACGCACCCGTGGAGCGCATCGTCACGCAGTATGGCGACACGTTCAAGCGGGCCAACATAGACCCCTATCAGGGAATTGAGAGCCTCGTTTTGGCGCAACAATACCTCGATAAGGATCCGGTTGGTGCCTTGCGCTTAATGGCGCAGAGCTACGGACTCGACCTATCGCAGCTTGCCAATGGAGCGGAGAGCACACAACCCGCACAACCGCAGGCGTATCCCCAAATGCACTATCTGACGAATGAGCTCGAGAACATTCGCGGCAAGCTTGCAGCCATCGAACAAGAGAAGGTGGCCCAGCAACAGCGAGCAGCGGTGTCGGAAGTAGAGACGTTCGCCAATGAGATGGACAGTAGCGGAAAGCTCGTTCGGCCTTTTATGGCTGACGTGCATGAGCAGATGATGGACGAGGTTCGTCTTATCCGCTCGCGTAATCCAGAGCTTCCCGCGCGGCAGATCCTCCAGCAAGCCTATGAGGTGAGCTGCTGGAAAAACCCCAACGTTCGAAGCCGTCTCATTGAACAGCAGCGAGCACCACAGGTGCAAGCTCAAAGAGTGCAGCAAGCCAAGCTTGCAGGCTCCTCCGTAAGGGGTGCCCCTGGGGCTAGTACGCTCGGAAGTACAAACGGGAACTCAGTGCGAGACGCAATTTTGGCGGCATTTGACTCGCATAGCTAAACCTTAAAGGGGGAATAAATGGCAACACCAAATAGTTCGATTAGCGAAATTATCGCTACGACAATCCAAAGCCGCAGCAAAAAGCTTGCGGATAACGTAACCAACAACACAGCGCTTCTCTACAAGCTCAAAGAGAAGGGCCGTGTTCGTCCGTTCTCGGGCGGATCTTCCATTTTGGAAGAGCTCACCTTTGCAGAGAATGGAACCTTCGGATGGTATAACGGGTACGAGACTCTCAACGTGTCACCATCAGAGGTAGTTTCTGCCGCTGAGTACGCGATGAAGCAGTGCGTTGTAGCTGTTTCCATCTCGGGCACCGAGCGTTTGCAGAACTCAGGCCCAGAGGCTCTGATCGACCTTCTTGAGGCTCGAATTCAGAACGCTGAGCAAACCATGATCAACAACATCTCAGTAGGGTGCTACTCGGATGGAACCGGAAACGGTGGAAAGCAGATCGGTGGCTTGCAGGCTCTTATCGCTGACACTCCAACATCGGGAACTGTTGGTGGTATTAACCGCGCATCCTACAGCTGGTGGAGAAACGTGAGCTACGACGCAACCACAGACGGTGGCGCAGCAGCTACGACCTCCAACATCCAGAGCTACATGAACAACGTATGGGTGCAGCTTGTTCGCGGAACAGATCGCCCTGATCTGATCGTAGCTGACAACAACTACTACAAGCTTTACCTCGGATCGCTTCAAGCGATTCAGCGTATTGCTTCCGACAAGATGGCTCAAGCTGGATTCACTAGCTTGAAGTTTATGGATGCGGACGTAGTGCTCGATGGTGGATACGGTGGGGACGCTCCAGCCAACCATATGTACTTCATCAACACTGACTACCTCTCATTCCGTCCTCACAAGGACAGGAACATGGTGGTAATTGGTGGAGATCGTCAGTCGGTAAATCAGGATGCAACGGTTCGCTTGCTCGGATGGGCAGGAAACCTCACGCTTCGCTGTGCATTCCTTCAAGGCGTTCTTAAAGACTAACTTTTTTAGCGACTAGGAGGATTATTACTATGACGTTCATTTCAGTAGAAGCTCGTTCAGGAGTTCAACCTATTGCTGACACCAGCACAACCCAACAGCACGCACTTGGGACAACCATCCGCGCCGTCGATGAGACCTACGGCGAGGGCGAGTTTGTTTACCTCAAGGGCGCAGCATCCACACTCGTTGGATCCGTTGTTATCTTCGATCAGAAGGCAGCAACGACAACGCTTGCGGTTGCAGGCTCACGAGGCCCTGTGGCTGTGGCTATGTCCGCCAACGTTGCCAGCCAATATGGCTGGTACCAAGTAAGCGGCTCGGCTGTTGCTAAGGCTGGCACCGTAGCAGCTAACGCTTCGCCTTATGTTACCGCTACAGCGGGAACCATCGACGATGCGGTAGTAGCAACGGACAAGATCGACGGCGCACGTTTCAAGAGCGCAGACGGAACCCCGTCGGCTGGCTTGGCAGTGCTCCAGCTTGCTCGTCCTTCGCTTAACGGCAACGGATAAGCGGTTAACAAACAGGGGGGCGCTAGTACAGGCCCCCCTACTTTTTAGAGAGAAAGAGACACAATGGAATTCGACTTAAGCGGAATAGAGATCCCCGATAATGTTTACCAAAACGGCTTTGGCTCCGTGCGCGAAAAGGGCGCTCGCCCCCTCGTTCGATTCGAGTGGAAGCCGGTAGAGCTTAAGAGCAAAAGCCTAGACGAGGGACGGCCCATCTTCGAGCAGCGGCTTTTTGCCGAGCGACGGCTCCCTGGGTCCAAAGATTACCAGCCGGCAGATGTCGAGGTGAAGTTTATCACTAACTCGCGCGGCTTAAAGGTACCGGATCCCTTGAACAAGATCGTGCGTGAGTACGGCGTCGAACTAAAGCGTTTCCTAGAGCTTGGCGAAAAGCCGCTCGATGGTACACCACTGGAAGAGTGGAGACAGATCACAAAGGACCGAATCGCTGCTTGCCACTGGCTTGATATTCGCACCGTCGAGGAGCTCGCCAGCATGCAAAATAACGACGCGGTCATCATGAAGCTTGGCCCTGGGGGGCGCGAGCTTGTGGCGCAGGCAAACGCCTACCTACAGGTTCGTGAAGATAGCTCGTATGCCGAGAAGCTAGCGGCAGAAAAGGAAGCTATCAAACGGGAAAGCGAGCTTCGCATCTCTCAGCTTCAAGCGCAGCTTGAGGCGATGGCTGAGAAGATTGAGGGGCTAGTAACCAAGAAGGAATCGAAAGGTAAATGAATGTTCTGACCCTCATCCAAGATGCCTGCCGAGAGCTAAAGCTACCTGTCCCTGCGTCTGCCGCTGGCAGCCCAGACCGAGAGATCCAGCTTTTAATCGGCTTGCTTAATCTTGAGGGGGCAGAGCTTCGCTCTAAATACGTCTGGCCGGTGTTGAATAAAGAGTATCTCTTTAACACATCGGCTGACGTGCAGGGCTATCCGCTACCGACCGACTTCGACTACGAGTGCTTCCAAACCCATTGGGACCGAACGAGCCATTGGTCCCTACGAGGCCCGCTCTCGCCGCAGGAATGGCAGCAACGAAAGAGCGGAATCACCCTCGTTCTTCCTCGTTTTGGCTTTCGAGTAAAAGGGGCAACCTCTACACCCTTCCTCGTTGAGCCTACGCCAGCAGCCACGCATCAGCTTGTGTTTGAGTATCAGTCGGTGAATTGGCTTCGCCCGTCGACCGAATGGGCAGCCTCGACGGTCTTTGCGGCTGGTGCCTACTGTTTCAGCGCCGGCAACGTCTACCAAACCACAGCAGGCGGCACCTCCGGCAGCACCGCCCCGACTCATAGCACCGGATCGGCTTCCGATGGTGGCGTCACATGGACCTTTACAACCTACGACAGGGTGCTCGCTGATACGGATGTATTAGTGCTGCCACCTCAGACCCTCAAAGCCGGCGTCAAGTGGCGCTGGAAGCGGGAGAACGGGGTCGAGTGGCAGACCTACTACGAGGAGGCAGTCGCCTCAGCACGCCGCTCGATTCAATCGGGGCGCTCTGCTCGAGAGGTCTCACTTACACCGAGCAAGGGAACTGCGCTCATTAACTACTGGTCTATTCCAGATGGGGGTTTTGGTAACTAATGGCTCTGTCTCAAGACGAAAAAACTCGGCTTTTAGTTCTCCTCACGTTGCTCTCTCAGGGCTCCTCGGGCAGGCAAGCGCTTTCTACCATTCAACCCATCCTGTCCCTCATTGAGCAAAAGCAGGGAGAATCCAAGGCAAGAAAAGATCAACGCCGTCAAGAGCGTAACGCCATGGCATCACAAGCTGGTGGCCTCGCTGGCTCCCTCGGCGGCATGTACCTCATCGGCAGGGCGCTTGCTCCTAATACGCCCCCATCATCGCCAAATGTTGTCAATGCCAGAGTAGTGAATGGAGACGTTGCAGCTGTTAATACGCCAAAAGTTGTGAGCGTCAATAAATCAGTGGCAACCGTAGAGACTCCGAATGGCACAACTCAACAGGTACCCACTGAGGCGCTCAACGACAGCGGTTTTTGGAGTAGTGTGAACTGGAATTCTGTCGGCTTGGGGGCAACCTCTTTGCTTTCAGCTTATCAGGCCTACAAAGCATATCAGGAAAAAGATTATGTCGGTGCCGGTATTTATGGAACAACGGCTGCAACGGGAACGGCGACACTGTTAGGCAGCCAAACCGCAGGCGCAGCGATGCCATACCTCGGACCGATTGCCGGCGCCTATCAGGGCTATAAGACCGCCGAAATGATCGGAGACTCGGCAGCTGGTAGCCGACGCAATCAACAAGGAGCTCTGGGTGGGGCCACCGCTGGAGCCCTGATCGGCTCGCCATTTGGACCCATTGGCATGGGAATAGGAGCAGCTGTTGGAGGAGCTGCCGGTTTAGTTGGTTCATGGACTGGAAGCTCAAAGGGCAAAGCGCAAACAACGCGAGACAATATCCGAGGAAGCCTTCAAAACGCTGGAATCTTGGATGGTAATTACAAGGGCAGCCTCGCGGACGGATCTACCTATGACTTTGGAAAAGATGGTTCAACACTAAAGTGGAAAGAGATCGACTCCATAGCCGCTAAACAGCCAAAAGCATGGAACAGCGTGGTCCCTCTGGCTGATGCTTTAGCTGCCACCTACGGGTTTGTGGGGCAAAACGCCTCTGATGTTGCCGCTTGGTACGCAAAGGGAGCGGTGAGCAATGCGGGCGATGATCAAAATATCGCCATAGAAAATATGCGGCATTTTGCAAAGCAGCAGGGCGTCACCTATGACATGACAAAGAAAAAGCTCGACGAGGCTTTAAAAGATGGGCGGATCGATCAAAGTCAATACGACTACTATCTCGGCGGTGCTCGAGCTTTGACTGATGGCAACGGCGCAACACAACCTCAACAACAAATGTCTTACCAACCCCAACCCAATGCGTTTATGACGCAACCGCAAAAGCCTAAGAGCCTTCAAGACGTTTTACGCAATCAACAGATGCAGCAACAACAGCAACCGCAAACCCCTCCACCCGTAAAAAGCTCATTCATGGCGCCATCGCCATTACCTGCTCAGGAACCGGTCCCTTCGTACCGTCAGCCCGCTCCGCTTCAAAATCAGAGCACAATACAACAGGGTGGACCAACCTACCGACCGCCGGCACCCCTACCATCGAATCAAGGGCAAATGGCTCAACCTTCAACCCGACCGCCGGCGCCACTTCCGGCTCAAAGCTCATTCTCAACACCTCCTCAGATTGCTCCCCCTGCAAACAACAATCAGGGACTTTTGAGCCTTAAGGATCAAATTAAGCAGGGGAACCAAAACGGCAACTTGGACCTTCAAGGGCTTTTGGGCTTGATTAGAAACTACAATCAGCAAAACGGGGCTAAGGCGTAAGGGAGGGTAACTCGTGCAAGCCGATAAAAGCCAACCGTTTGTAATACCGGCGCCCGTTGGCGGCTGGAACGCGCGTGACGCGCTTCCTGTCATGGACCCCAAGGATGCGCTCACCCTTGACAATGTTTTCCCAGAAGCGAACCTGTGCCGTATTATAGGGCGTGGTACAACCACGGACTCGGTGGCGGTTACCGACGGAGCGCTTCAAACCTTTGCTGAATACTTCCCATCCGACGGCGGCTCGTTTGGTATCGTTGCAGATGGCGACAACTTCCGGCTTGTAACCAGTGCGGGGAGCTTTACCGGCTCGGCTCGAGCACACGGGGGAGCCTCTCGCTGGGAATCGGTCAACTTTAACGGTTCAATCGTATTTGTAAGCGGTGTTTGCGCACCCGAAGCTTACAACGGGACAACGTGGAGCAACCCTAGTTACACCGGCATCGCAGACCCAACGAAGCTTTCTCATATCGACGCCTACAAAAGCCGCCTCTACTTTGTCGAAGCGAACACTCAAAAAATATGGTACGGCGGGCTTCGAGCTATATCGGGCGCCCTTACTGAGTACGACGTTGCCGGTATCATGCGGCGCGGCGGCTCTTTGGTTTTTGCCGGCTCCCTTACCAAAGACACTAGAAACGGGATCACCGACTTTTTTGTGATTGTAACGAATCAGGGTGAGGTTCTTTACTTCACGGGTGATAACCCTGGGGCTTCTAATTGGGTGATCGCTGGCCGTGCCTATATCGGCGCCCCGATGGGCAAGCGTGCGTTTTGCTCGTTTAAGAGCGATCTTCTCGTAGCCACAACGGATGGCATCGTGTCGCTGAGCAACGTGCTCGAGACGGGGGAGCCTGAGTACCTTACAACCAAGATCCAGAACGCCTACAACGAAGCAGCAACGGCAGCAACGAGCTTTGATGGTTGGGAGCTTAAGTACTGGCCGAGTGGCCACATGCTGATTCTGAACGTGCCACAGAGCTACCCGACTGACGTTCACCAGTATGTGATGAACACCTTCACGGGCGCATGGTGTCGGTTCAAGGGTATACAGGCAGCGGCGCTTTGCCCACTTAAAAACAAGCTTTTCTATACCGTGCGGGGCCCAAGCACAAACTCAATCGTAGAGTTCGGAACCGGAGCGCAGCCGCCCGCTGATATTGAGATCCAAAGCGCTTTTTTGCCGCTTGGAGACCGTTTTACCATTAAGCAAGTTAAGCGCATCCGTCCGTTTTGGAACTCGCCTAGAGGGTTTCGCTATTACCTCGAATGCCCCACCGACTTTGAGGAGGTGCGCCTCAATAATTTGGTGCGAGCAAACAACGCAGGCAGCACACCGTGGGGCTCTCCGTGGGGCAGCCCGTGGGCGCTCGGACCGCAAACAAACCCAGCCTTTTACTCGGTAGACTGTAAGACAGGGACTTTTTTCAGCTACCGAATCAAAACAGCGCAAGCAAACGGGGGGGAGTATGTCCCGCCCGCAGGAACAACGCTCAGCGCTGTATCTTTCATTTTTGAAGCAGGAGGAATCATCTAATGGCAATGTTTACAACTCAGGTCGTTGGGCCAGATAATAAGCAGCAACAATCGGCTGGGCTCTTTTCAGCCGGCAACGCCTTTGGTCAAGCAGCGGGTCAATCCTATAACAACACTGCCCAATGGCTACAAAACAACCCAGCCAACTACGACAACGCTCCCAAGCTCCCTGGGGTCGATGACTTCTCCGCAGACCGTCAACGTATTGAGCAGGCGCTCATAGGTCGAGCAAAGGGGGAGCTCGACACTCGCTATGGTCAGGAAAGCGCAGACTTTGAGCAGCGAATGGCAAACGAAGGCGTAGACATCGGCTCGGAAAGGTACAAGCGCGAAAAAGCCCTTTTCGAGAAGGGACGAAACGAAGCCTACAACGATGCCAATTTTAGGGCGATGCTTGCCGGTGGCGACGAGCAAAGCCGTTTGTTTGGCATGGGAATGTCGGCGCGACAGCAGGCTGTCTCGGAGACTGACAATCTGAGAAACAGCCGGCTCGCTGAAATGGCGGCTATTCTCAATCCTGCGCTGGAGATGGAGGGACTCATCACGAATCGCAACATAGCGGACATGCAAAACGAAACTCAGCGGTATGGGATCGACAAGAATTTCGAGACCTCTGGGCTCGACCGAGCGTCTCGTGAAGCGCTTGCTCGCATGCAGGATGAAACACAGCGGTATGGCGTCGACAAATCTTTCCTCACTGGACAGCTTGACCGTGACCAACGAAAGCTTTTGCAAGATGATCAACAGACCTTTGAGAAAGGGGAAAACAAGGAAAACCGCAAGGTACAGCGGGAGGGGATTAAGCGCTCCGGTGGCGGCGGTGGTGGGGGCGGTGGTCTAAATCTTGATCAGCTTTTGCAGATTGTCGAAAGACTTACAGGTGAGAAGCTTTCGGGCTAACAGGGGAGAACAAAATGGCAGGCTACGCAGACGCGCTCGCATCAGTGCTCTATCCAAACTCGGCGGCTTCATCGCTTTACACGCTGGGTGGAAAGGGCATCACCGGCTTTCAGCTTCCAACCTTCAAAAACCCATGGCAAAACGCTTTGGCGAACGCTGTGCAAGGCTTGGCTGGCGCAGGGCTTCAAGCCTATGGCATCCACTCTACAAACGTGGCAAATGCCCAAAACGCTGCGGCCATGCTTCCTGAACTTGACAAAATGGGCGTCGCTGTACCAGCAGGAATCCGCGATGGCTTAGCCAGCGAGAACCCACAGACCCGTGCGCTTGCTCTTGCTCTGACAGAGGGAAAGATGAAGGCGCAAGAGGCGGCAGCGGCTCAAGAGGCTGAGCTTCGAAAGTTTAAGCTTCAAGAGGATTACAAAACTGACAACTCCATCAGAGCAAAGAAGGCAGAGGTAGACGCTGGCCGCCTTGATAAAGCTTTCGACCGCGAAAGCAAGCTTCGCAACGAGCTGGGGGATACTGACGAGGCCAAGACATTCAGCCGCGTTCACTCAGCGTTTCAAACGATGATCGATAGCGCCCAGAAAGATGATCGAGTTTCTGATATTGACCTCATCTCGGGAATTGCAAAGATCCGCGATCCACTGAGTGCGGTTCGTGAGGGCGAGTTTAAGGTGAACGAGAATACCGCCGACTGGCTCACCAAGACGTTTGGCGACCTTAAGGGAGTAGTTCTCGACAAGGGGAAACTGACGCCTGAAATGCGAGGCAAACTCTTACAATCAGCCCAAAACTATTGGGAGGCATCGCGCGACGCTTACGCAACAAAAGCGGCCCCGTTGGATGCCATCGCCAATGAGGAAGGACTGAGATCGGGACGGGTGATCAGCATCCCTTATCAAAGAACAGCGTATGACAAATTCCTTGCGGGCATACCTAGTTCAGAGCAAATCCGCCGGATCTACGCAGAAAATGAGCGGCGAAGAGCTTTTGCGCCGCCGCCTGCTGCTGGTCCAACTCCGCCGCCAATCGGAGGGGTCAGCGTTGAGATAGCTCGACCGACTGGCGACATAGTACAACAACCGACACCTACTCCGACGCTCGAGCCGTTAGCCCCTGGGTTTGAGTATCGCCAATCTCCAACGGGTAAGATGTATATTATTGAGAAAGGGAAGTAATGGCCCCACCTTTTGAGGTTCTGACGGAATCGGAATACCAAGCACTGTTTGGCAACAACGGGACGCCGATCCCTGCCTCTGCCTCAACTATTCCCGCAGCCGCCACGATCCCAAATCAGGAGGAAATAGCAGTAATCCCCGAAAGCGAGTTTCGCCGGCGTTATGGCAGCCTGACAGAGAACGCTGTGGCGGGAATCGCTGATCTCCCGTCAGGGCTTATGTCTGCCCCTGGGGCAATTTACGACACAGGCAAAGGAACTTTAAGCGCGGCCCTTTCGGGGATCGATACGCAAGAAGAGCGGCAAGCCGTCAGGAACCTAGGATCAATGGCAGCAGCTACAGCGGGCGGCATTACAGGCGCTCAGGCTGGGGCTTGGTTGGGCGCTCCTCTCGCCCCTCTTACTGGCGGCTTGTCGATTCCGGTTGGTGGCGTGTTGGGCGGAGCGTTGGGTGGCGGACTCGGCCTGCTCGGCATCGACTGGTTTGCAGAGAACCAAGGGGTAGACGCCCCAAGAACTTCAAAAGAGAGATTGAACGATCTCGCCTATAACACGGCCCAAGGCGCAGCGGGAGACGTTGCCGTCCGAGGCATGGGAGCGGCTGCGGCGCGAGCATATGAGCCGATCCGAAAGGTCGCCACCGAAGCTGGACGAACGGAAGCCGCCGCAAACGTCCTGCGAAATACCCTCGGCGACGGTGCAGATATCACCCTTGCCGCAAAGCAAATAGCCGATGACGGAACAAACCCACTCTCTAAGTATCAAACGACCGCAGAGGCGCTACAAACGGACGCAGCTGCTCAGCTTGAGAAGATGCTCCAGCAAACTGATATTGGTAGCCCGTTGACTCAGCAAAGCGTAGCGCGAGAGGCGGCACGCAAGCAGATCCTTAAAGACATGGTTCCCGAGGGAGTTTCTATCGACGGCGCGCAGCGGGTAATTGAGCAACGAATCAAGGACCTAAGAGCTGGGGCGGAAACGATAGATCAGGGGCTCCCCGCTAACGTAGATCCAACCGTAGCAGGTGCGGGGCTTAGAGAGATAACAGAAGTGCTTGACGATGCCAGCGGGCAGTACCAGCGCGAAACGTGGGAGGCAATACCGAACAGAGAAGCCCCACTTCTTGCACCTCCTCGCGAGCTTATGAGCGCGCCAAGCATGATGAAAAAGCTTTTCGGCCCTGGGTCCGAAGGTGCGCCTTCCGACGTGCGCAAGCTTGTAGAAACCTTGGATCCAGAACAAAAGCCGGTTCCAGATGTAGACCCAACCACTCGGATGCTTAAAGAGCTAAGCGGCCAAATCCAACAGGCTGATCCACGCGTTTCTCTCGATTACTTGCAGAACGCAAGAAGCTGGGCCTCGGAGCAGGCGAGCGACTACTATGGTCGAGGAAAAAACAGGGCGGGAGCGGTGTCTCAGGCCGCCGTACGCGACATTGATAATATTCTAAATTATGCCGAAACGAGCGGCAGAATGACACCCGAACAGGCGAAAGCCTACAGGAAGGCGCTCGAGGTCACGGCTGAGGAAAAGGCAATTTTTGGCCGTGGACCTACGGGTCGGATCCTTCGTCGTGGGGATGGCACGAGTGGGTATCAGATGGACTCGGCAAACGTTGGACGCCAATTCTGGAACTCAACGGCTGAGAGTATGGACTCATTCAATAAAGCCCTTGGTGGAAACGTAAAGGCGCGTGAGCTTTTGGTCGGTGATGCCCTTACAGACTTCCGAAAGAAGTCAGGGGTAGGGTCGGGAGACCGAATCAATCTCAAGCAGGCTAGGACATGGATCCGAGACCACGACGCTTTCCTCAAAACCTTCCCAGATATCAAATCCTCACTTGAGCAGATTTACACCAAGGAAGCGAAGGCAGCACTTAAAGAGCAAAAGCTTGGAAGCTTTGTAGCGGCTAATCCCGAGGCAGCGGCCTCCGTTATCTTTGAGGGTAAGGATTCCCTCAAGATGGCGCGCGACCTTAAAAACGAACTTAAAGGACGTCCCGAACTCCTAAACGGGGTGCGAAAGGGTATTGTTGAGCATCTCTACAGCAAAATGTACGGGGTGGGCGATCTCAACGCGAAACCCACGACCTTCAAAAACTTCCTCGACAAAAACGGCTCGGTGCTTCGCGAACTATTTGATGAAGAGCAAATCAAAGGGTTCGAATCTCTTTACGCGGATTTCAGCTCTCAGGCTCGCAAAGAGGATGTAGGAAGCCTACCGTCAAAAGGAAACTCCGTTACTTCCCAGAAAGAGAGCCTTCACAAGGTACTCCTAAAGGACATTCTTGATGAATTCGGAACGCTCGGAAAGCTCCTCGACAAGGGAGAGGAGGCCGGCGCTTTGTTGGGTGCTACTGCCGGATCTGGTCAAGGGCCCATCGGAGCAGCTATTGGAGGAGCCGCCGGAGCAACCGCGGGAACAAAAGTCGGAAATATAGTACAGCGAGCAAAGCGGGCAGTACTGCAAGAGCTCTCAGAAGCGATGGCAGATAAGACCGCAGCCCGCGAACTTCTTAGCAAAGCAACCCCTCAAAACATTAACAAATGGCAGAAGCTTCTTGAGCCTAAACTTATGTTTTTCCGCCGCACTTTGATAGGTGGCATGCTTGGCGCTCGAGAGGACGACAATAAGGCTTTTGAGGATTTGGCTTCATTACTCCCTCAAGAGCGTCTTGTTGCCTTCCCAACCACAACGCCCACACAGGCGGCAGATTTAGCGGCGGCACTTCTCCAACCGGCATCGCTTCGTACTATGGCAGGGGGGCAGGAGATGAGCACAACCAAGCCAAAAGCACCGCAAGCAAAGGGCGCCCTTGTGGGTGATGTAGACCTCACGCCTCGTCGCATCGATCCGGCATTGGTTGACGCAGTGGTTATGCAGGAGAGCGCCGGCAAGGCTAACGCCGTTGGACCGCGCACCAAGTACGGCTCCGCTAAAGGCTTAATGCAGCTCCTTGATTCTACGGGCAAAGAGTGGCACAAAAAGCTTGGTCTTAAAGGGGAATACGATCCTTTTAATGCCGAGCAGAACAAAGCAATCGGAACCGCTTACCTCGACAACCTTACATCCCGTTACAAGGGATCCGTCCCTCTAGCTCTTGCCGCTTACAACTGGGGGATGGGCAACCTTGATAAGGCCATCGACGGGATCGGCGCAAAGCTTCCCAAGGCTATCGACGCAGAGCTTGAGCAATCCACCATTAAACTCATTAAAGACGGAATGGCCGAGAGGGACGCAAAACGGCTCTCTATGGCCCAAATCGTCGATAAATACGGGCCATCCATTCTCGACGGGGCTTTACCGGATGAGACACGAAACTACGTCCGAAAGATTATGACTAATTACAATAAGAAAAGAGGCGTAGGCCTCGTAGAGGTATAATATGGCTTGGAACGGAGCGGGCAGCTTTCAACGCACAAACGGCAGCTTTTCGGGCTCAGACGTCTGGCAGGACGACGCAAGCGCCGGCTTTGACATTGTCGACAGCCGCCACGACACACACGACCAAGACCTTGCTCAGGGAATCAACAACTGCCTAGCCAAGGACGGGCAGAATTCGCCAACCGCCAACCTCCCGATGGCGGGCTTTAAGCACACAGGTGTGGCTGATGGCTCAGCGCGTAATCAATACGCTACGGTGGCGCAGCTCCAAGATCAGGGCGTTCAGGCGCTTTCAAGCGTAGCGGGAACCGCCAACGCTATCACCGCCAGCATGACGCCAGCGATCTCCGCTTATGTGACAGGAGCTCGTTACACGTTTAAGGCGGTAAATACAAACAACGCCACCACAACCCTTAAAATTGATTCAGCCGCAGCAGTAACAATTCAATACAACGGAGCGGCGCTTGTAGGTGGCGAGATCGTTTCTGGCAGATACTACGAGGTTGTTTACGACGGAACAAATTTTCAGCTTCTAAACCCATCCAATGTAGCGACTCCTCTCTGGGGCGGTACAACGGGCGGAACCTCTACGGCGTACACTATAACGCCGGCACCCGCTATCACGGCTTATGCGACTGGACAGCGATTCACTTTTAAGGCTCATACAGCAAACGGCGCTGCTCCGACTCTTGCTGTAAACGGTCTTACGACAAAGACCATCAAGCGGCAAGGGACGGCTCTCGTAGGTGCTGAGTTTATTTCAAACGATATTGTCGCCGTTGTTTATGACGGAACCGACTTTCAGCTTTTGAGTGTTGCAAATACGCCTTTGTATGTTGATAGAACTAATAATCGAGTCGGTATAGGCGTTGCGCCCTTCTCATGGGGGACCACTGCGCTTGATTTGGCGGGTGGCCTGGCGGTGCTTGGATTAAATAATAGTGGCTACGTCGCCAGTAATGCATATTGGGATGGAACGAATTGGAAATATAAAGCATCAGCCGCATCTACTTTATATAAAGAAGAGGCAGGAACGCATATCTGGGAAACTGCTAGCAGCGGCACCGCGGGAAACAACATTACCTTCGCGGAAAGGATGCGAATAGCTAACGACGGAAAAATTGGATTCGGAACAAACGCTCCAACCAGTTTTTATGAATTTTTAAGAACCGCGAATGATAATTCTACGAGTCTTGGGCTAGTAAATGCAAACAGCGGATCCGCTGCGTCTTGCACTTTCCATTTTGGAAATAACATCTCCAACACAGCCGCAGGATTTATTTATAATTCGTCAACAAATACAACGAACGCTGGAGCCAATGGTTTAACTATTTTTCAAAACGCAGGAAGCGGCAAAATTAGAATTTCAGCCGTTTCAGCAGGAGTGGACTTGCTTTCAGGAGCGACATCTTGGTCTGCTGTTTCCGATAGCAGATTAAAAAAGAACATTAAGCCCCTAGCCTATGGACTAGCTGAGATCATTTCCTTGAATCCTGTTCGGTTTGACTACAAAGAAGATAACTCCAATGATTCCAAAAGAATGGGGTTTATTGCTCAGGAGGTTTTGCCCATCCTTCCTGAGGTCGTAGCAGGGGATGAGGAGACATTTTACGGTCTAAGTACGACCGAGCTGATTCCAACAATGATTAAAGCGATTCAGCAGCTCAACGCAAAAGTAGAGGCGCTAGAGGCCAGAGTCGTGGAGCTTGAGGCATAAGCCATGACCGACAAGCAAAGAGCCATGTTGAACGCACTAGCACCGGCATCGAGCCTTTTGCTTTTTGGCTTTTTTGTTTTCGTTTCTCGGGAATTTATCGCATCAGTGAGAGCGGATCAGGCGGTGCATGCGCAACAAATAAGGCACCTCGAGCAGCTTGTAGCTGAAAAGAGCATGCAGCTTCAATTTATTGAATCGCAGATGCACGACCTCAAGGAAACCCTTCGCCGCATAGAGCTTAAAATAGACGAGATGCACAAATGAATCTTAAGCCCCTCATCCTCGCCGCCGCCATCCTCACCATGGGGACTGCCAGCGCCGAGAATGTGGGTCTAAGCTACCTTGGGCTTTGTAACCGCACATGGCCGTGTGAGTCATCCCTTAAGGCGTACAAGCATCAATCCGTAATTCGCACGGGCTGGCTCGAGCATAGCTTCGGCATCGAGTGTCCCTGTGCCGATAGGTTGCTAAAAGACAAGCGCCCCAAAGAGGTGCGGATTCACCTAGTGAACGGGCCGTGCATGCGGAACCGTCGGTGCGCAAGACGAGAGGTTTTTCATGGCTTCACGATAGCCTCAGCGAACCGTGACCTTAAGCGAGAAAACAGCAAGATAGCGAGGCGCGTGAGTAGAATAGCGGAGCGGGTAAAAGACCGTCTCGCAAAGAGTCGCGGACCTCTCACCTGTTATGTGTCGCCTGTACTCGAGGGGGATATAAACGAGGATTCGCGCAAAGCCTTGCACCGCATCGCCGGCGCCTACCTGCCACACTGTACGCTCGTTGATAGCCCCCACAAGCGCCCCTGTTTGCCTAATACGGTTTGCGAGGCTCATGGGGAAGCCCCAAGGCTAAAACGCCCCTGTATCGCCGACCTCGATGGTGTATCAGCCTATGACACACATATTCCAACATACTTGAGGCATACCGCAAAATGCGACTTGTCCTACCTCTGGGCCCATGGGTTTAACTGCAACAAACAAGGGCAAAGCTTTTCAGGCCCACCGGCAGGGCGTACTTGCGCAGGAGCCACGCAGGACGTCGAGAATCTTGTGAAATGGCTGAGGGCCACCTACAAGTAGAAAGTGGCTCCACGGGCAGGACTCGAACCTACAGCCACCGGCTTAACAGGCAGGCGCTCTACCATTGAGCTACCGTGGAGCATGATCAGTTAAAACGGGATCTCGTCGTCGGCTACATCATACTTCTTAACCAAGAAGGTGGGGGCAGGGGGGCTTTCTTCCGTCGCAACCTCTCCCTTTGATGCGCGGCGTCTCTCGGCATTAAACTCAGCGGCTTGAGCGGCGAGGCTTGCGATAGCCGAGAGATCCCAATCGTTGAGGTATTTCGACTCCTTCCACTCGCCCGTCTCTTTATCTTTGTAGCGCTTGCTCAGGTTCCAACTGATGCCACGCTCGCCTTGCCAGCCGGTAAGCTTTACGCCGCTGATCTGGCTCTTAAACTCAACCAAAGGTTTATTCATCTTTTCCATCCCATAAAAAAGGCCCCACGCTGTGCGCAAGGGGCCAGTATCTACATATCTCTCGAGCAAGAGCGCACTTCCCCGCAAAGCTCTGCTCAGCTTTTGCAATCAAAACCCAGCGATAAAACAGCTCCCAATCTACCTGCTGGATCCCTTTATCTCCTCGTCCCTGATGGGCTTCCCCGAACTCGTAATCGTGGATGCTGCAACCACGGGTAAAGGGGTGATTAGCGGGAAGCTTAAAGGGCCCGTACCCACAACCGACCTCTTTATCCTCTGGCAGGACTCTTTTAAAAATCGACCGTATCCAACTCATCTCTCACCCTTGCAATTACTCGCAGCCTGCTTGCATCTATCTCCACCACGGGCCCGTCTGGGTGCGTGTCTCGCTCGGTTTTACGAGCGGCCCAAACAAGCGGTGCCGTCATGTCATGAATAGAAGTATACGAGATCACCCCGTCACCATCGAACCGTAGAACAAAAAAATAAGGGCGTCCGGTTGCCTGCCATGTGGCCCGAGCCCATAGAAGCTTATGTAGTGGCATAAAGATCGTGCGGTAGGTGTCGCTTGCGCAGCTCCGACAGCGTATCTCTATAAACGCCGTAACCTTTCCGTTTTTGATTGCCGCATAATCAGCAAGGTATAGCTTATCCTCTACGAGCTTTTTAAGCTCTGCGTCCCACGCATGAGAGAGAAGGGCGGCTACCTGCCGCTCGTTCTTTAGATCCTCCTCTGTCTCGTTGCGGGGTGTCATTTATTCCTTTGACTCGTCATCGCTAAGGTGACCATTCCACGAACGATTTAGCAGCTCTTTGCCTTCTCTCTCTAATTTTTGCTCTAGTAGCATGATGCTCTCTTCCTTTGAGCGCTTATAAATGAATGCAAGGTGAGCCGATCTCTCTTTCCGGTGCGTTTCGTCGATAAGTTTGAGAGCTTCTTGATACTTTGCTTTTTCATCCGCTATGGCTTGTAGATACCCAGCAGTATAGCCTTTTACGATTCCCATGTGAGTTTCGTATGAGACTCGCTCGCCGTTGTATTTGTAACCACTTGCATCGGCAAACTCACAAGCTTTTAGGGAGAGCTCATTGCTATCTGGATCGTCTATAAATATCATGCTTCCTCATTCGGCGGCTGGGGGAGGGGCATCCAGTGGGTCGCATAGCTGAGCGGCTTTTCGCAGTAGCCTTGCGCATTATCAAATACCCACGATTCAGAGCCATAATGAGCCACAACAACACCTCGCACTTCCGTGTTCACGATGCAAAGCTCATTCATTTCCGGCATCCTCTCCCTAACCGAGATCCACTGAGGCGTTGCGGCTTGAGCCTTCCAATATTCGGCGTTATCTGCGTACCGCTCTGCATCTTCCTTCCATGCGTCACGACTAGCTAGTGCTGTGTCTAGCTGATCCTTTGCGGCTTGGTAGCCAGCGAGGAAGCTGGTGGCGGCCAACAAACGGCTCAACTCGTTGTGGTAACGGCTAGCATACTCCTCTGCCAACTCTTCAGGTGTTTTCATTAAAAGAACCCCGTCTTTTCAATAAGTGTGAGGCTAAACTTTTCCACTGGAGGTTTAGTGCTTGGCTCTTGTTGACCATGTTTCTTGCGAAGCTCTAGGTAGAAGTCGAACATTTCCTTTTCTGACATCTCTCGGCCAGCCTTGAATCCAGCAAGGAACGCCTCCTGTATGACAGACGCTTTTTCGATTGCGTAATCTTCTGCTAATCGCTCAGGTGTTTTCATCTCTCCCTCCTCGGTCCCTCAGGCAATACCATCCAATGCGTGATCTTTCCCTCTAGTCCTATGTGCATAGTGTTTGACAGGTCCCACCCCAGCTCCTTCATGTAGAGCGCAATCACAGGCTCATAGCTGCGGACAACAACTAGGTAGTTTCCTGTCGCCTGTGGCTCTTGATCACTATCGATCCAATTACTCGCAAAAACCCCGCAGCTTCCGTCGAGAAGCTCAGCGTCGCTCGCTGTGCTTAGGTCCGGCATAGCTTTCGGGGCTTCGTGCCTCATCTTATCCCCACGCAAGCCGCACAATCTTAACCGCCACAAAGAGCAGAGCAGCCATCGCCACAAAGTAGAAAGCGATCAGCGAAATCAACAGGGACACAGCACCGCCCAACGTGAGGTATTGTTTTCTCATTTTTTACCTTTCCTAGCTGGCGCGGCTCTTTTTACCATTCCCAACCCCACTCTTAAGCCATCTTTGAAGCCGTCCGTGTAGTTCTCTAAGCAGACAAGCCGGAGCCGTTCTGCTTTCTCTGATTTGGCAGACCAATCGCGAGTCGCTCTCTCAGCTCTCCAGTTAATCCAAATAGTTTGCGCCTTTCGTCTTGCCTCGATAGCCTCTTTGATTGAAGGTCGTTTGTAATTTCCCATTTTCTTTTCCATTTTAAACTCCAACACTACTCGCTGAATTTGGCCTAAAGCTATTATCCGTCATTTCCATCGCTGCCCCGTACCACTGGATGTCCACTCATCATGACGGCGTTGTCCCCGTAAATGCGCTCGACGCTACACTTTGGGTTTTGACAGTAAAAATACCGATCTCTGCCATCCTCGGTATAAGCTGTGCTGAGGTGGTTGCATCCTGGGCACCGCCTAATTTGCTCAGGCTCATCCTTCATTCTGTGCTCTATTCCCATCACATCCTCACGGCCAGTTTCGATACAACACAACCCCGCATCCGTCCCAACCGAGGATCTCTACTGCGTTGATATCCTCCTCGTTGAGAATAACGCCGGCGAGCTCGTTCATGGGCAGATCCTGATTTTTGTGGGCTAAAAGCTCAAGCTCAGTGATACCGCTTTGCTTATGCTGGTAGTCTGGCGCCTCTTGCTTCCACACCCGAATCACATATTTCGGGATGGTTATGCGGTGCATGCTTTCAACTAAAACGCTCATTTTTCCATTCCTCCTATAGCTTGGCTTGTTTCCAAAAGAGCAGCTCAGCTTGAAGCTCATTAACCGCTACTTTCACCGCATCAGCCATCTTGGCCTCTTTCTCATCGAGCACGTTCATAAGCTCTTTCGCTCCTGCCTCAACTGTCATCTCGGCATGCTTTACAGCCCGCAGCACTGCGCGAACCTTAAGGCCAACGACGTGGTCGGTGTTTTGCGGATCATTTATTGCTAAGAATTTCGATATTGGATTCATTTGTGTTTTGCCTCTTTAGTCTTTCGGGCGGGTCGATTACCAAATAATCGGAAACCTCCCGCCAATGGATTGTCGTGCCTGCGTTGGTCCCGCTTAGTATCGTGAACTGATGCCCTGCGAGGGCAGCCAACTCCCACGATGCTAAGCGGGGGATCCAAACGATTAGGCGTTTTTTTGGGGGAGGGATGCGTTGTCGGAATGTTCGCCAACTCAAGCCCCCCACGGTTATTTCCTCCGGTATGATTGCACCGCATCGGAGCTCGGCAAGCTTATGGCGGCATCGTTTCCGAGGAACTCGACATTGATGAAGATCCACGAACCGGCGAGCCCTATGAGTATTAGGTCGGTGAGGACCGTTACAGCGAGCCCCTTGATCGTGAACAAATCTTGCTTAATTTCGTTAATGAGGCTCATTACTTCACCTCCTCTGACGGCATCTCAGCCGATTGTCCGCAGTTAACGAATAGGCATTTAAGAGGTGGCTGCGCGTAGGTGCGCTGCGAGCTTTGCGACTCGTCGATCTTTTGAATCCAAGCTTTGCCGCCTATTTCGATTCCTGAGCACCCGCTTACTAGAAGCGCGAGCGTCGTGATAAGTATTGCGTTGATATGTCTCATTTGTCTGTCTCCGTTTTATTTTGGTTCAGCGCCGCTTAGTCAGAGCGACACCAAAAACCTAGTTATATTCACCTTCAAAACCACTGCTTTCGATCTCCTCTCTCACAACTCGCTCAAGAGCATTGAAAAAGCCTTGCTCTCTATGCAGGAGGAGCTCGATACCTTTGCGGGAAATCTTTCGCAAAAGTAGCCCCTCCTTACCCACCTTACTGACAAGCCTCTGATTGAGCGTTGCGCCCAAAATGAAGCCCATCAAAAACTGCGTTGCATCGTTCTTCGTCATGAGATCACCCATTTGTATAAAGGGAAGAGGGCTTGGCCGATCTTCCACTTAAGTTTAAACGTGTCTGTCTGGTACCCTTTGGCATCTTCAACAACCACGGCACCGTCCATCCTGTACATAAAATCAGCGCGGTATGTGCAGACCTTCACCCCTGCAACATTCAGCGGAATCGAAACCTGCCGCTCAAGGTTTTGAATCACCCCGAGGCTTTCTAATTTTTTTAGCTCTTGCCATCGCATAGCTTCTTTCTTTGAATCAAAGCGGAGCCCGTCTACTTCCGTTTTCTGGGCCCCGTACTTGTTACCCCTAGAACTCCAGCGCATCTAATTCCTTCGCCTCTGCCACCAACCCATCGAGCATCTCGAGGTAGAGCCGCTGAAAATTCCCAGCGACCCTTGCCTTGCCACCGTTAAGCTCAACAAAGCTGGCAGCGCGTAGCTTTTCGCAAACGTGCTTTGCGCCGAGGCGCTCAATCGCCCACTCAACTTTCAGCTTATAGGCGCCCTTGTCTTTGACGGTGTAGGAGAGGGGATACCAACCAACCCCAGCTTTTTCCTGAACCGGCACGATTCCTCGTTTCGCCATCTCTTTGACTCGAGCTTGAAACTCTTTCTTTACCTCGTCGCTGTTTTGACCGTTGAAAGCGAGGTGTTTTGTAACTGCCGGCTTTTCTGGATCCCGTGCAACCTTAACGCGCAGCTGCCCGCCGGAGAGGTAGCCAAACAAGGCCACCTTTCTGCCAGCCGCCAGAACATTGCTTGCAGCCTCATAGACCTCCTGAAACACGCGGCAGGGGATGACGCTCCCTTCGGTGCTCTCGATTATGAAGTCGAGATACCAGCCGTTTTTCGATTCCCGCCGTCTCTCTGGGTCGAATGGCGGTAAAATTGTCCCGTGATACTCTTTCGATTGGTAAGTGTTCATGTGCTCCCCGTCGATATAAAATGCGGCGCTGTGCCCATCGCCTGCGCCGCAAGGCGTGAACTGGTTTAGGCACTAACAGGAGCGACATCCGAACAACTTGCCGCCATAAGCGCGTCGAGCGCCACCCGATCCGTGGCAGCTAACTCACGAGCGAGAGCCTTCTCAACCCAGTCTCTTTGGTTGAGTACAAGGTCTCCCGCTCGCTCGCCTTGCTTAGAGCAGCGAGTCTCGAGAAGGTGTGCGCTGAGCGTGTCTAAGTCGCCCGCAGCCGCAGCGCCTTTCAGGAGTTCGAGGACTGAGGGCCTCTTCTCTTCAACAGCACCGCCAGCAAGCCACGCACCTATCTCGGAACCCACTTTAAAATCTGGTTTATGAACTACTCGATCAGCGAATTGGGGGAGTCGGCTCTTTTCAACTACGAGCCGGTGCTCAAGATCCATGGAGCCCATCCAATCGAACTCGTACTCACCGCCCTGACGGAATACAGGAGCGAGGCCCACCTTCTTTGGTACGCTTCTCGTTTTCCCGTCTGCGCCCGTCACCTCTTCCATGACGTAGTCGGTTTTTGATCGCATGGTGACGATAATATGGAGCGGCGCTTTTACAATAGCTTCGACGAGCTGTTTGTATATTGGCGTTACGTTCTTCCACGCTGTGAAGCTGTTGCCTCGCTGGCGGGCTTGTACGTTGTCCACCTCCTCGAGCAGGTATTCCCAAGCGTGCGAGAGGGAGTCGATGACGAGCACCGCATACCCAGCCGCCGCCGCCGCCTCAATTACCTCGATGTAGCTCTTAACCGAGGTGTTTGGTAGGTCGACATGGTCAAAGGCAAAATTGTCAGCGTAGAGGGCAGCCGAGCTTTCCTCTGTGTCTGCAAAAGCGATCTTGCCGCCTTGCCCTGCTAAGCCCTTTGCTATCTCTAGGGCGGTCCATGTTTTGCCGCTGCCTGATGGCCCAGCGATGCAGCCTTTAAATTTACGTTGAATGCGCTGTGCGCGTTTGAATTGAATAGCCATGTTTTATCCCTCCGTTGGTACTAGCGAAATGCTGGTTCAAGCTCGCGGCTCTGATTCACGATGTCGTGCATCAGCTCGCCTTCGATGTCGGCGGCGCGAACGGAGAGGATACGGGAGGCCATCATATAGCCCCGTGAGGTACCCAAAAGAAAAGCGTGCTCAGTATCGTCGTTGACGAATGCGTCGGCTTTTTCGTGGGTGGTAATTGCTAGTTTACGCAGGCGCTCGGCGAGCTCCCGCAGAAGGGTTATTTCGTTCATGTCTTACTCGCTTTTTTAAGTGCGCATCGCATCGCTAGTCAGGCGTTCAATGCGCATCGTTCATTACTTGTCACTGACAGTAGTCATGTGTCAGTGCTAGTACGATGAGGACGCTATCGTATTCGATGCGTTTACGCTAGACTCTTTTTTTATGAATCAGCAAAAAAAACGCAAACTAGACCAAACCTCGTTATATGAGGCGATTCGTGTTGAATTAGGTCTCGAGAAGTATCAGCTCGCTCAGCTATTAGGACAAACCCGCCAGTGGTACACGAGGAAGAAAAACCCGCTCTGCACTATGACCACGCCGGATCTTTGGAAGCTCTATAAAGTATCGGGTATGACCCCAGAGGAGTTTGTGCGGGCAATACAGAAAGCCGCCGCTGAGCGATAGCTACCGGCGAAGCTTAAGCGCTAGTGATGTGACCGCCGTTGTTGTGCCTGTGTCGTTGTCGCAATCCATCTGAAAGAAGCTCGCAAAGGATCCAGTCTTGCCGGAAAGTTTCAAGCCAACGGTGCCGCTCAGCTCGCAGTAATCAAAATCAGAATTCCGAGGCGGCGGAACCTCAAAAGCGGGGATGTTGCGCATCCAGCCACTTTCTGACTTTTTGAGAACCCATTGGGCGGCTTTGCCGTCCACTTGTAGAAAATTGATTGTTACAGTCGAGCTCGTTTGCGTTATACTTACCGCCGTTGCCCAAGCGTCTGTCGTTTTGACGCCTTTTAAATTGTAGGTCATCTCTTTAGCAATCCCACGCATCTTGAAACGCTTGACTGGCGCAGCAAGGGCAAGGGAGGGAAAGAGTAGGGCTACGACAAAGAGGGTGAGAGCTCGTTTCATCATGTTTTATGATTACGGGCTCTAGGGGTCGGAAGTCAAATAGAGAAAAAATGCCGCGGTGGCGAGCCAGACATGAATCGGTGAACACCGCGGCACTAAAGATTACGGAACCCGCATCATAGCGTTAACTATGAGAACAAATTCCCGAGAAAACCCATCACGGTTGACTAGACCGCTGTCGACTAAAGTCGACGAGCTCCCTCACTCTTATACCGCCAAAGTACCAGTAGATCCCCAATCAGTCACCAGAAAAATGTTTAGTGAAATTGAAGGCTTAGTACCCACGTTTGAAACGGTCGATATTCCGTGGATTGAACACGGTTATAAAACCAGATTCAACCTAACATATCAGGCACTTGGCAGGGAGCATCGTTACCTTACGAGAACTAGAAGGAAATCCGCGCTTATTTGTAAGCTTTCGGACCTACTAAAGCTTCTCTACATTGCGAGAACTCGCAAAATTGCCCCCCTCAGATCACGCCTAGCGCTGTTGGAAATATCCCACAGGCGCCGATGTGCGGGCCGTGTTGGCACGTTCTCGATGGGCGAGTTTCGCTCGCTCGTAGGTGGTACAAGAATCACCGATCAAGAGGTGCTGGCGCTCTTAAAAAATCCAAAGGTCGACGTCTCAGAAAATACCCTACACGAGATGGCGAAGGTGCTAGGGCAGGAGCGCCTCGACCGCCCCGTGTGGATACCCCGCCGGCTTGTTCGACACCTTGCCGCCCATGGGTCACGGCTTGAGATTGCGGCTTCTCTTACCCTTGCAGCACGGCGCATGGTGAACCGCTTTGGAAGGGCTCGAGTATCGGCTCGGATGGTGGCTGAGCTGGCAGGTGCAAACGAGAAACACGTCCGATCCGCCCTTGAATCGCTCCAATTCAAACGCCTGTTGATAAAAAATAAGCAGGCAGAGAGGTGGTCGGTTAACCGCTGGGGCTCCCTCTACGACTTCCCCGAGGATCTCTCAATCGACCCTTTAAACGAGCAAAAGCCCCTAAGAGCTCCTCCCCGACGGCGTACCTCGATGGGTTTCTCCCCCCGCAGTCATGGGGTGGTGCTCTCAATGCTTGTCGTGTCCGGCTGTCCGAAACGCCCGTTCACCGGACGTCCGGACAGAGGTGCCGCTACCCCTTCAACGCAAAAAGGGGCCAATCTTATAAACCCAGACCCTAGCTCTTTGCTAGAGCAGCAGCAAAGCTTAGCAGAACCCCTCCAAATGGCACCGCCTAACGCCGAACATGCGGCAGAACGCCGCCGGCTGGGCTTGCTTGCAAAAAATTTATGGCTGGATAGGGGGGAAGCTGGGGCCTTTTACCGAAACGCTTGGTCAAACCTGCACACACCCGAAGCAGCCACCGAGGCTCTTTCGGTTTGGGGCTTTGACCACTGCCGCAGCATTCGCCGTCAATTTCCACCACACCGACCCGCCCAAGCCCCTTGGAGGAAAAAAGCCGCATGAAGTCACACCTCGACGATCAGGTTCTACACGCCATCCTGTCTGAGCAGGCCAGCCAACAGCCGGAACGTAGGCTTCTCTGGGCTATGCTTAAGCGCTGGATCTTGGATTACACCGGAGCATGCTCGAGAACGAACCGAGAAGCCTACCCGCTTGATGCCCGTTTTGACGCCGTAGAATGGGCGTGGAGCGACAGTATCGACCCGTTTAGCTACCAATGGGTTTGCGACGTGCTCGGCCTTGACGCCGAATGGCTGCGCCGCAGTGCGGACAAAACCGCCATGCGGGCTGAAACTCTGGGCCCTCTTCTCGGCAGAATTGGCAGCCTTGAGATTTAAAAATATCGGGAACAGCGGCTTCGGAGATGTGGTACTCGCGCTCAACGACCCACTGGTTTTTGACGAGGAGCTCGTGAATTACTAGCCCGCGCTCTGAGACCCAGACGCGCGACATGTCGGTGCTTATTTTAAGCATGATCTTTTGACGCCCTCGTTTGCTGGTTGCAAGGGTAGGGAACTCAAAAATCTCCTCATCGTATCGGTGCTGGATCATCTCTCTGACAAATCTTTCGGATGGTTCCCTCTTTCCATCCATGTTTACCACGCTTAGGGGGAATTTCCATTTGGTTTAAGGTGTCGCAGATCGCTTGTAAGGTTACGCCGCCTCTTCGCCAGAGTACAATGATCTGCCGCACGGCAAGCTCCTCTGGGTGCGGTACGAGCCATCCTTCGACTACCTGCCAGCCAAAGGGAATCGAGCCGCCTGTAAATTTCCCCTGATTTTTGAGTATTTGGAGGGCTTCCTTGGTTAACTGTGAGGTGTTCCAGTGCCCCGCCTTGCCGTGGGCTTTGGGGTGACACGCACCGCAAAGGGCGACTGTTTTCTTGCCGCCAAGGACTTTAGGCACAACATGATGACGATGGGTGGCGGGAGAACCGCACTCAAAGCACGCTGGCATTCCCCCTAGATGGCACTACTTCGAGGCTTCGAGAATGAGCATCTCGATAGTTCTGCTCATGCTTAAATTTCGACGAAGCGCCAAACGGCGCAGCTTCTCATGTATATCAGGCCGCATGGCGAGCATAATTCGCTTTCGCTTCTCGCTCGGCTTGGCTTTAGGTCTTGGCATAAGCTCCCCAAAAGCATGTTTGGGGAGCGTTCTCACCGTTTCATGCTTTAAGAGTTATTTACCTCTTCCTCGACTTTCCCCGCAAGGGTCTTGAGAAGCCGGTAGCCGCCATCAGGTGCGCTTAACACCCCTGTGGTTACAGCCCAGCTCTCAAATTCCTCAAGGGGCATTTGCTTAAGCTCACGCCATACCCCGTTGGACCGGCATCGCCAGAGGGTAGCTACCTCGCCGTTTTTGGTTATTCGGTAAACGACCTCGTTTACAACATCGCTCTTAATGACGAGCTGCTCGCTCTTTTCTTTGTCTTTCATGGTTAGTCACTCCAATAAACCCACGTTCTAATGGGTGTATAATAGTTATATAACTTTAGGAGCGCAGAAAATCCAGAAGGACGGAACGCTTTTTAAGTAAAATTTATGCAGCTCGCTTTTTAGAGGTAGGGAAGGCAAGCCCTTTTGCTGGGCTCTTATCGACGCCGAAACGGCGCTTATCATACCATTCAACCATCTGGACCGACTTGTGGCGTGAGAACTCCTGAACCTCACGATACGGTGTCCCGTCAGCCAACAGCTTGGTGATTGCCGTGGCGCGGGCAGAGTGGGGGGTATAAGCCTCGCTTAGCCCAGCCGCCTCACACGCACGCTTAAAGATTAGGTACACAGAGGCATCGTTCATGGGCCTGTTGGTCTGTACCCTTCCGGCTCGCCCCGTCCACGTTACAAAAAGCGGCTCATCTTGAGCTGCCCCGCTTTCTGTGCGCTCGTTAACAAGCGCCCATACCGCATCCGCAGCCCACTCGGGGAGCGCCTGTTGATGGTCGGCTCCGTCTTTTGTGTTTCGCAGGTTAAGGAATGTAGTGCCGCCGTGGCTCTTGTCCACATCTCCAATCAAAAGCTTTACGACCTCACCGCGCCGCAGGCCACCGCCAAACAGCACACACAGGATCGCTTTGTCGCGCGTTGCTCGAGGGCTCTCTTCGATGGCCTCAATCACCGCCGGCACCTCGTCAAAATCAAGCGCCTCAGTGTCGCGCTTCCTACCGCCTTTTGCGTTCGGGACAGGTACAAGGTGAGGAGAGAAAGGGTTCCCGCTTAAGTAGACCCCATGCGCTATGAGAACCTCGTAGAGCTTTCGTAAGCACATGATCTTTTTGGCTATTGTGGCGGGGCTATGAGCGCTACTGCCGTGGGCAGGGGCAGGTTTACCCGCTCGCCGAGCCAACCGATTGATGCGGGGAGTTTGTCCCCGTTGTCGCTTAAGCTGCTGGACATAAGAAAGAGCATGAACAGGTAAAGCGGAAGCCATAAGCTCAGCCGCTGCTCTTGTTCCTGCGGTGGCGCCTAAAAATGCGCTGTATTCACGGATGATCGAAACGTAGGTGCGCTGTGTCGTCGGCGCTAGATGGGCAAGCCAAGCGGCCACTTTTAGCCACAGTGCATGACGCTCAGCAACATCTCGAACAAGGGTCATCCAATCCACGCTCACAGTATGAGTCAAACGACCCACGCTGTGTCCTGCTAAAGGGGGGGTGAGAGATTCAGAACCAACTTCGGAGGGTAAACCTTAAAAACAACCGCTACCCCTTTTCCAAATAGCAAACGGGGCAACAATCTCAATGACGTGTATCATAGAGAGAGACAGCATCATGGCACTTTTTGACTCAAAAAGCCCTTTAAAAAGCTTAACAATTTGGGGATCTTTGCTCAGTTTTGGGGCGTGTTTAGAGGCTTTACACGAGGCGCTTAAATTGGTCCCCGTGGAGGCGTTACCCTCGGATGCCGGCGCAGCCGTTACCGCAGCCTTGGGCATTTTGGGAGCCGTCCTGTCGATTATAGGCCGCCTGCGAGCAAGCCAAAAAATCAGCCTTAAGCCATAAATATCCAGCGTATAAAAATGGACATACAAAACCGGCGGGTCGATTCGCTGATCCCCTATAGCCTTAACAACCGGACCCACCCCGCTGAGCAGGTGGCTCGTATAGCCAACAGCATCAGCCAGTTTGGGTTTAATCAGCCGATAGTGATAGACGAGTCGAATGTAGTGCTCGTAGGCCACGGGCGCCTTTTAGCGGCTCAGAAGCTTGGGCTGTCTGAGGTGCCAACGCTCAAGGTGGAGAACCTCACCGAGTCAAAGAAACGCGCCTACCGCATCCTCGATAACAAGCTGCAAAACGACAGCGAGTGGGAGCTCGACAACCTAAAGCTTGAACTCGCCATGCTTGAGGATGAGGGCTTTGAGCTCGAGCCGTGGGGCCTTGAGAGCTTGCTTCCAGAGGATCCGGTGCCGGAGGTGGTAGAGGATGACTTTGAGGCAGAGGAACCCACAGAGGTATACATCAAAACAGGCGACCTTATAGAGCTGGGGCAGCACCGTGTTTTGTGTGGTGATTCTACGCAAGAAGAGGACGTGGGGCTTCTAATGGGCGGCGCAGTCGCCGAAATTATGGTTACTGATCCACCCTACGGTGTGGAATACGATCCAGCGTGGCGGGAGGAATACGATGGTGGATCAAGAGCGACGGGGCAAGTAGAGAACGATGATCGAGCTGACTGGACAGAGGCTTGGAGGCTTTTTAAGGGGCAGATTGTTTACGTTTGGCACGCTGATAAATTTTCCCCCGTGGTAGCCGACAGTCTAGAGAAGTGCGACTTTGAATTGAGAAACCTAATTATATGGGCAAAACAGCGTCACACGTTCGGAAGAGGACACTATCATCATCAGCATGAGCCATGCTGGTACGGGGTGAAGAAAGGAACGACCGCTAATTGGGGGGGAGATAGGACACAAACAACCCTGTGGAGCATTGAAAGCAATCGACGAAACGAGACAGGACACGGCACCCAAAAGCCTATCGAGTGCATGGCTCGGCCAATGCGGAATCATGGTGTTCGTTCGATTTACGATCCTTTTCTGGGCTCTGGCACAACCTTGATAGCAGCCGACCAACTAGGTCGGCAGTGTTACGGGATGGAGATAAGCCCAAAGTACTGCCAGATCATCCTAGAGCGCTACAAAGCCCACTGTGAGAAAGAGGGCAAGCCATTTGTATGCCGCATAAATGGGGAGGCTTTCGATGGCAAGGTGCGGGCGTAAACCGTGGGAGCCAACGGATGCAGACCGCAAGCTCGTAGAGAAGATGGCAGCCTGCGGCATTCCGCATGAGCAGATCGCTAAGGTGGTCGGTAAAGACCTAAAGACCATATACAAGTATTGTCGGGAAGAGCTGGACACAGCCATAGCAAAAGCAAACGCCAACGTAGCGGCGGCACTGTACCAAAACGCCATCAAGGGCAACGTCACAGCTCAAATCTTCTGGTGTAAGACCCGCCTTGGGTGGAAGGAAACCCAGATAGTAGAGCAGCCGCAGGCAGTAACCTTGCAGCTCGTCGACGCTCCTAAGCAAGAATCCATGGCCGAGTGGCTTAAGCGAAGGCAGACAGATGACAAATCCTCGTGACTTTGACGATGCGCAGGTGCTTTTTAAGGCGGCGCTTTCCGATGCTTACAAGCTTTTAAGCGAGAGTAACGACCCCTTGTGGCTTGAGGCTGATACGCCAACGCGCAAGCACCTTGCCCGTATGGTTGCAGAGAACAAGATGGTGGCGCTTGGTTACGTTCCCTCGAGGTGGACCTACACCGGCAACTGCCAAAAGTGCGGGCCCGTTCCACTTGAGGAGCCTGTCGAGGGAGAGCTCGTTGGCTGCCCGTGGTGCGCCGTTGGCTCAGCGCCGCATATATACACGTTCGTATGATTAACACATGGGCACCACAGGCAGGGCCGCAAGCGGAAGCCATCACCGCCACATGGTGCGATGAGTTGTTTTTCGGTGGCGCTCGAGGAGGAGGAAAATCGGACTTTCTTCTTAATGACTTTGCCCAAGACATAAACCGCTATGGTAAGCACTGGCAGGGCATCCTCTTTCGTAAATCGTACCCAGAGCTTTCAGGTCTGGTCCAGCGCTCTCACTCGCTGTGGTCACAATCGGGTGCTGAGTGGAAGGAAGCAAAGCATCAGTGGCAATTTCCTAACGGTGCTGTCCTACGCTTTCGCCATCTTGAGCGAGACCTCGACGCAGGGCGCTATCAGGGCCACCAATATCCTTGGATAGGTTTCGACGAGCTCACGAATTGGGCAAGCCCAACCGCCTACGACATGATCAAGGCGTGCCGCCGTTGGGCAGATGCCGAGCTTCCAACCAAGCGCGTGCGCTCCTCTGGCAACCCTGGGGGAGCCGGTCATCAGTGGGTAAAGAGCCGCTTTATTGACCCAGCGCCCACCGGCTTCACGCCGATGCAGGACGATGAGACGAAGTGGTGGCGAATGTTTATCCCTTCCAAGGTGAGCGACAATAAGATTCTGCTTCAAAACGACCCGAACTACATCAACACCCTGCGCGGTATTGGGTCAAAAGAGCTTGTGAGAGCGTGGCTCGAGGGTGATTGGAACGTCATTACGGGCGCTTACTTCGACACGTTTGAGGCTA